AGGCGAGCAGGGGTTAAAAACACCCTGCTTTTTAATTACTCCGCTTACAGTTGGTCAAGAGCATACAGTCTCGAAACGATATGAGCGAAAGCAAGCGTTTATGATTCAGTATTTCCCCAGGGAAAAGAAATATGCAGATGAAGTGGCGGATGTGATTGATACACTCATGAACTGCTTGGAATACATCACAGTGGATGGTGCATTGTTGCAGGGAACAAACATGGATGCACATGTTGTCGATGACGTACTTAATTTCAGCGTCAATTATGACATGTTTGTCTTTAAACAGTATTCATGGAACGAAGAAGATTCTTCTGTGATGGAAGATTTGACAATTAGATTGTCAGTAAAGGATGGTGAATGATATGCCAAAGGCAGAAAAGGCGTCTGAGCCTGTTTTTACCAAAGAACAGATTCTTGACGCAAAGAAATATAGACACGACAAAGACGTTGTGTCTGCGCTTTTGAAAGATGGCGAACGCTATACCATTTCAGAAGTAGATGCAAAGATTGAAAAATTTATGAAAGGTAAGGTGAAATAGGATGATAGGTGGCGGAACATGGACATCACAAAATAAAGTTCTTCCGGGGGCATACATCAATTTCGCAAGTGCAGCAAGAGCAAGTGCGGTTATTTCAGATCGCGGAGTTTGTGCATTGCCGGTTGAAATGAACTGGGGAGCAGACAATACGGTTATCACATTGAATGCAGAGGATTTTGAAACAGAATCACTTGCTATTTTGGGATATTCAGCAACATCGGATGAATTAAAGGGTATCAGAGACGCATTTAAATATGCAAAGACAGTACATTTGTATCGCTTGAATACAGGTGTTAATGCATCAGGTGACTTCGCAACAGCGAAATGCAGTGGTAAAAGAGGTAACGATATCAAGATCGTTATCAGTGCCAATGTGGACGATGCCGCAAAATTTGATGTAGCAACTTACCTCGATACGACAAAGGTTGACACGCAGACAGTCGCAAAAGCGGACGAATTGGTTGACAACGACTTTGTTACATTCAAGAAAGATGCTACGTTGGCGGCAACCGCAGGCATCGCATTAACTGGTGGAACAAATGGAGAGGTAACCGGTGCGGAGCATCAGAAAGCACTTGGAAAGCTTGAAAGCCTGTCATTTAACACACTTGGGTGCTTATCCGATGAAGCATCAGTAAAAGGACTTTACGCTTCATTTACAAAACGTATGCGTGACGAGATTGGAGTAAAGTTCCAGACTGTCATTTATA